TGTTTCTGCTGGTATAATACATGCTCATATCAGTAGGAAACTTCTATGGCCTTACATTGATTTCAACAAAAATAATGATTGGACGAATAATTTGATGATTATTGCATGGTATGTGACGATAATTTTATCGTGGTCAAGGGGGGGATGAACCAATGCCAGCAAGGATTTCAGGAGTTTATATTATAAAAAATATTATTACCAATAAAATATATGTTGGTTCATCATATAATTACAGTAAACGAATATCTCAACATAAATTGGAATTGAATAAAAATAAACATCATAATGCTTATCTTCAAAGAGCTTGGAACAAATATGGTAAAAATGCATTTATATTTGATTATATAGAAAAGTGTGATGAGGAATTACTTATAGAAAGAGAACAATATTGGATGGATTTTTATAAAAGCTATTTATCAGAACATGGATATAATATAAATCCAACAGCCGGAAGTTGTTTGGGTTGTAAGAGGTCAGATGAAACGAAAAAAAGAATATCATCTAGTAAGAAAGGACACATTGTATCGGATGAAACTAAGCATAAAATATCTAAAACTATGAAAATAAAACAAAATGGGGTAAGTAATTCCTTCTTTGGTAAACATCACACAGATGTAACTAAAAAGAAAATATCAGAATCTAACAAAGGAAAACAATGTGGTGAAAATAACCCAATGAAAAACTCAATAAATGTAGAAAAAATGAAAGAAGCGATGATGAGTGTTAGTTATAAATGGTCTGGCGATAATAATCCTGCTAAAAGACCTGATGTAAGGAATAAAATACGAATAGCCGCGATAGGTCGGAAAAGGGTAATGAATGACGATGGAACGTGGCATTGGAGTCGTGGGGATTAGAATGAGATATTTTGATTATATATTTGAATCTCAATCAGTAAAAGTTTTTATAAAAAGACCAGAACAATGCACTGAAAAGGAAAAGAAAACATTTATAGACCTTGTTATATCTGGTAAACAGAATACAGAATCACATGTGAGAAATTCGTTTGATGAATTGATTTGGGTAGGTTTATTATATGATGGGGATGAAATAAAGGCCGTATCGTCATTGAAAGATGGTGATGAAAGGGTGTTCAATAGAGCTGGTGTCGAGGATGTTGCTGATGAATATCCATATGAGGTAGGTTTCTCTTTTACAGACCCTAATAGTAGAGGAAAGGGATATAATACAATATTGAAAAAGAAGCTATTTGCAAAGGTCGGAAATAGAGGAATCTATTCTACAATAAGAATAAATAATACGGCTTCAATAGCAGTGAATAAAAAGTTGGGTTTTGTTCCAATGGGAAAACCGTACAGAGGAATTGTTACGGATGTACAGCTTTTTGTAATGGGTGAATAATGACTATTAAACATTTAGATATTATATTGATGATACTTGTTCTTATACTTGTTATTTTCAAAATGGCACACGGTAAGGATAGATGTCAGGAATATATACCAGATATACGAGCATATGGAATACAATATAATGGATTAGATTTTCCGTGGTGGTATAATGTTGGTTGTGCTATTACTGAAACATCATGTAGAGGTAATTTGACATCATTTGATGGTGGTATTGGATTATTTCAATTTACGCCAAGCACTGGTGTTACTGCTACCTTGAGTAAATATATAACCATTGACCCATATAATACGAAAAGTAGTATACGAGGGCAAGCATATTATATAATGCATATACGGTCACGAATATTCAAAAATGAACAAGTGACCATCAAAAAAAAGTATAAAGCATCTCCCGCAAAATTTGTCTCTGCGTGTGGAGATAATTTGGCTGATGTGTATAGATATTACAATGGCGGTTATTGGTTTTTCTATGAAGCAAGTAGGAAATCAGGAACACCATATGTATGTGACAACACAGAGATGAGAAAATATTGTGTACGAGGCGGAACATATACAGACAAGGCCAAGACGAAGTGGTTGAGTTTTTGTGATGTTAATTATTCGTATCCTGAAAAAGTTTACAAATATTCTCAACAGTATAAAATAGGAGATGATGGTCAGCGTTTTTGGTATGCGAAAGGTGAGGTAAAACCAGTTAAACCTGAACCAAAGGTTGAACCAAAGGTAGAACCAAAGGTAGAACCAAAGGTAGAACCAAAGGTAGAACCAAAGGTTGAACCACCGAAGCCATTGACATTTTGGCAGGCATTTATTCAATATTATTTTGGTGTTAAATGAAAAGATTAGACGATTTCTTATTTGAGTATCATAATGAAAGAAGATTAAAGGGTAAAGAACATAGGTCAGTTCCTATATCTCAAGAAGAATTTTTACAATTAAGGGATAAAAATTGTAAAAAAGCAAAACGCAAAAATGCAACAAAATTATATAGAGGTATTGAAGGTGGAATAGACGATTATTTGTTTATTGACCCATCTGAACATACTAGGGTTTCACAATATACAGCAAATTGGTATATGTTACTTATGGAACTTAGCCCACAATGGGAAGAATTTCCTAAGTTTTCAAAATCGGTTATTATGACAACAGACAGCGGTAATATAAGTAGGTGGGGTAGGGAATATAGAGTTTATCCGTATGATGGTGCAATATTAGGTGTTACACCAAAAGGGCATTTTTGGGGTTCATTTCCGTATGATATGAGTACATTTAATTTGTTTATATATTTTATTATCCAATCTTTTGGTGGTGATATTGATAAAAATGAGACAAATCCTAATGTTCTGAAAAAGGAATTTGCTAAGATTGATAAAGTTAAAAATATTGGTCAGCGAAAAGAGTTGTTATTTGATGTTGATGGCTGGATAGAGAGAAATTGTTTTTCTCGCACAAGCAATATATTTGAAAAAGCGACTGAAAGATTAAGAAATGGGGATAAGGCACTCGATGTATTCAGTGATTTATTACCAAACGATGGATTTTTATTGAAGAAAATAGGTGATACACTACCAAATGATAAAGAAGTGTGGACTGATAGTCCATGTATATTAGAGAAGATATATTTTGATAATAATAACGAAGAATAGGAGGTAATATGTTAGAATTTTGGAAAAAGATACAAAAATATGTAATAGGTGGGGGTATTATTATTGCCTGCCTATTACTATTGTATTTTGGATTACGAGGCCCATCTTCGTTGTTTTTTCAGAGCATTTTAGATAGACATATTGAACAGTATAGAATAGAATATCAGGCAAAAATGGATGCTAAAGAGGCTGAAAACAATGAACTTCTGAAAAAAACAGCAGAACTTCAAGGTCAGCTAAAGGTTGTACAAGCTAATTATTTGAAAACAAAACAAGAATTGAATACTCTAAAAAAGGAGGTTGTAAATATCAATGAGCCGAAAACTATTAAAGAAGCTAAAGATAGACTCAATGCTATGGGTTATACTGTTAATAAGTAGCATCCTCATATTTGAAAATCCAATAACAACATTTGGTGCTGACAAGACATATAAACCACCAGATGCAGATGATAGTATTACTATTAGTTTTCCTGTCATACAAAAGATTGTTGTTGACTTAGAAAAGGGAAAGAACTATGAGAAACAAGTTACTCTATTGGAACAAGCGAATACACAACTACTTACACAAACATCAATATACATTCAACAAAATAACGTATTGAAGGAACAGTTGAAATTGAAACAAGAGGAGCTTGATATATCTATAGCACAAAGTGAAAATATAGAAAAGGTGTGGAAGGAAAAACTGGAAGTATGTGAAAATGATAAGCCGGGATTTTTTAAACAATTATCTACAATGGGTGGAATAGCCGGTATTGGATTTATAGCCGGTGCTATTGTAGTATCTTTACTATAAGGAGATAAGAGTATGGCAGACAAGTACAACAACTGGTTAGCGAAGATTTTGAACATTCTTTTTGGAACAGGGCATGAATGGGCAATAACATTGAGTAAAGACTGTTGCAGATATTCATGTAGTGAAGCCAAGGTGAATGAAAAACCAAAATGGAGAAAACATGAGGAATGTCATAAGAGACAAATAGCTGAACTCGGTGTTTGGAAATTTTATAAAGAATACATAAAACAATGGTATAAAGAGGGATATATCAATATATCATTTGAAGTTGAGGCAAGGGAGGCGGAAAAGAAGAAATGAGTGATATAGTCAAAAAAATTGAAAATTATTTATTGTCAGAGGAATATGATGCTGACAAATTAGCTAGATGGGCAAATACATTTGCAAAGAATCACGATGGGAAAACACCTGATGATAAGGGATGGCACGCTTTATGTGTAGAACATATGGAGGGAAATGTAGATGACCCAGCTGCTTATTGTGCCAGAGTCCGTGACGCATGGAAAGGTTCAACATATTGGCGTGGTAAAGGAAAAAGTGAAAAAGAAGCCAAAGCTGACGTGAAAAAACACCAAAATATTCAAAAGGGTGAAAGAGAACCAGCTGAAAAGGAAAAAGGTAAAGAGAAATAATGTTGATATTCAATAAAAGTTTAGAATCTTTTGATTCTGCACCATATGATAGGATGGCAAGTATTTGTTTGTTGGCTCCAGATTTATTTTCTGGTAAGTATAAAACAGTGTTGAATGTCGGTGCTAGTATGAACAGATTTCATTACAGTAAACTATTTGAGGATGCTGGTTTTGAAATAACTGTATTAGAAGCATATAAACCAAATGTTGATTTTTTAAAAAGTTTGAATAAATGGAATATTATAGAAGGTGATGTATCAAAATATAAATTTAATAAAAAGTTTGATGTAACCTTCTGGTGGCATGGGCCAGAACATGTAACGTCTGATGTTCTACCATCAGCATTGGAAAATTTGGAGTCGGCCACCAATTATATTACCATCTTGGGGAGTCCATATGGTAAATATGAACAAGGTGCTTACGGTGGTAATCCATATGAAGTTCACTGTGGTCATTATACACCAGATGTATTTGAATTATTAGGATATACATATCTTACTATTGGAGAAAAGGATGTGCCCGGTTCAAATATAACTTCTGTAAAATATAGGAAATAGAATATGAGAGAATATCCGTGGACTACAACAGGAGCGCAAGTATTTTTTGATAAATATTTTGCTGATAATTCATCAGCAAAATTTTTAAAATATCGGGGATATGATGGGTATGTTTTAGAGGAGATTATTTGATGAAACCAGGCAAAGGGAAAAGTAAGGGTAGTGCATTTGAACGCGAGGTTGCTCGTAAACTTACAGTATGGCTCACTGGTCAGGATAAAGAATATTTTTTTTATCGGTCACCAAGCTCTGGTGCCGTAGCAACTATTAACGAAATGAATGGTGATATATCAGGTGATATAATTGCTGTTAAGCCCGAAGCCAGAGCTCTAACATCAATTTTCTCTATTGAGTGTAAAGATGGTTATCCAGATGCTGAAATAATGAAAATATTCAAGAATAATAAAAATGATATTATTCAAGAATTTTGGAAACAGTGTATAACAGATGCCAGAAAAGCAAATAAACAGGGAATGCTCATTTTTAAAAAGAAAGGGTTTCCAATAATAGTTGGTATTGAAGATGGTACAAAAATATCAAAGGTGATGAAAGATAAAATAAGTAAAAATGTAACTATATCATATGATATATTACCACATATTGTGTTTTTTGAATTTGATGAATTTCTAAATAGTTTAGATAAAAAAATTATTCGGAGGAAGAATAAATGAGAATAAAGAATTTTTTGAATGAAGCTATGGATGTAAATACAAGTGACTTGGCTGATGAAATCGGATACAAGCAAACAAAAGTTAAATGTTGTGCAACATGTAGAGATGGTGACTTTGGGGAATCCAAGTTAGCCGATACGGTCAGTTGTACAAATGTTGCTGTACGTAGACTTTTGAAGGATAAAGACATAAAATATGATGATGTCATAACAGACGTGGATGGTATTTGTATATTCTATAAGGCCATGTAAGGAGTAGATAGTGAGTTTTTATTCATTTATAAATGAGAATAAAACAATAATAAACGAATCCATCAATGATAGAGGTTTGTTTAAGGCAGTTTTTCTTGCAGGACAGCCAGGTTCTGGTAAGACATATGTTATGACAAAAATAACATCAGGACAAATAGAGCCCAGAATTGTCAATGTAGATAATATTACGGAATTTTTGAACATTCATAATCCATTATCCGTATATGATAAATCTAAAAAAATAAGCAAGAATCAATTATATAACTATCTGAATGGTATGTTGCCTTTATTTGTAGATTCAACGTCTGCAAATCCAACAACATTAAAAAAGAGACTGAATGTTTTAGAAAGTCTTGGATATGATTGTGCATTGATTTATGTTAATACATCATTAGAAAAATCCGTGGAAAGAGTTGGTAATAGAAAACGTAAAGTTGGGCAAGAAATAATACAAGGTAATTATTCTGAATTGCAGACACTCAAAAATGAATACAAAAAATATTTTCCGTTTCGTATGGAAATAAATAATAATGAAGGCGCACTTACAGATGATGTAATTCTGAAGGCATATAAGAGAATTTCATACTTTTTTGATTCGGAAATAGATAATCCGATAGGAAACGAGAGATATGAAATGATGTTGAAAAATGGATATAAGTATATAGTCCCTGATATTATAAGTCAAAATGACTTAAAATCAATGATAAATACATGGTACAGTAGTTAAGGAGGAAATATGAAAGATTTAGAACTTATTGAACAAACATACGAACAGTTGAAAAGTTTTTGGCAGGAGTTAAAAGATTCTGGTAAAATACAGGATTTTGATATCAATGCTATTGATTTGAGCATTGTACATTTATAGGATGGAAGAATATATCCTGAAGGTGGTTTCACACTTACAATTAAACTTAATGAATTTACAAGCATAGAAATGGAATCAGTGCTACGTGATTCATCAGAGGGATAAACGGAGAAATTAATATGTCAAATAAAATGAAGAAATTTTTGGAAAAAACATCGTCAAGAAAAATCAGTGAAAACATTGCAAGTAAAGCTAAATTGATAGATGAGAAGGTGAAATATCCACAAAATCTTTTGAATGAATCAGTGACGGTAAATTCTGATGATAAAGAGATGATATATCACTATATAGAACAACCTTGTAATATGATATATGTATTGAAAACATATGCCGATGAATATCTAGATGATGATAGAACGATTTGGTTTTCAAGGACTATGGGCACAGGAAACAGATGTGTTGTTATATTTAATAGTGAACTTGAAGAAATATCTGATTTTATTGTGAAAATGTGCGACCAAATGGGCTGGCCATTTACATCTGGTGTTCAGGAGGATACAACGAAAGCAATTTTTGAAATATTCGTGAGGAATTGATGAGTAGATTAACAACATTCATAAATGAAAAAGTCAGTAAGAAAGAAATAGATGACTCATTAAAATCTAAAGACGTTAGATTAGGTGCTGAATTTGAGTTCAAAATTGATAATGATAGATTTCAAGATATTTGGGAAAATAGGCGTCAATTGGAGGATGAGTCTGAAGAGTATGATGATTCTTATAAACAATGGCAGGATGACCATTATGATTGGGAGCGTGAAAAAGCGAATTGTATTGAAAATTCAGAATCTATTGCTCGGGAAGAAATAGAAAATGAATATGGTAAAATTGGCGAGGATGGAGATGATGTTGATTTTGAAGAAAAGGTTATGGAGAGGGCAGATGGATATGTTAATCAATGGTTAGATGATAATCCAGAGCCAGAAGAACCTCAAAAACCATATGATTATATACCATCATATGGCAGAGGCAATGAAGATGGTGAAGTTGTAGATTTTTCTGAAAGGGAAAATTTTCTTATCAATTATATGGAGAATGACCCTAAATTAAGAAAATATACAGGTGGTATGTGGGAGATACATGATGACAGTTCATTAGAAAGGGGTAATGGAATTGAATTAGTAAGTCCACCAATGCCATTGAAAGATTTTTTAATAATGATGCCATTAATATTTGATATGATTAATAAAATTGGGTATACAGATGAGGAGTGTGGGTTACACATTGGTGTTTCTTTGACACATGGTATGAGTAAAGTAGACACTACTAAATTGATTTTATTTACAGATGAAGGATATATTTGGAATCTTTTTGAGGAGCGTAAATCAAATCAGTATGTTGAACATATGCAGCGTAAAATTCGTGAAGCTTTATATTCAGTTGGTAAATATTCCTATCGGAGAAACTCTGATGCACCAACTGTTGAAAGGGTATTAAAGCTAAAAGAAATGATAATGAAAAATAAGGTTAAGGCGTATCTTACACAAGACCATTATCACGGTGTAAATACAGAACATTTGGATAGTGATGATCCATATATTGAATTTCGTTATATTGGACATACTGGATATCAACAAAGATGGAAGGATATACAAGCCATCATAGCTCTCTATATATACAATTTGAAACTTTCTCGTGACCCTGAATTTAAGAAAAAAGAATATATTTTGAAATGCAATCGTATTCTTTTGAAGCTAGAAGCATGGGCTGTAATGAAAGAGCTCAAAAGGTTAAAGAAAACTAAAGATGAATGGACAAATGATGATGATGATATATGGAAAAATGTGGATAATGAGGATGATGGAATCGAAAAGAAGAAAATTGCTATAAAAACATTGGAAAGAAAATTGACATTTTTACCAAAATTGAGTGATAGAGAAATTAGATCATTGCAGAGGGCTGATAGTTGAGATTAGATAATTTTTTATTGGAGTTCAAAAGCAATTTAAAAGATGTGAGACAGCTAAATCTGTTTCCAGAAGATGATTTTACATTTAATTATCAAAATTGGACATTTACCTTTTATAGACCTCATCTAAACTTGATACGAAAAGAATGTAGTGATATAATACGTATATATAATAGGTCAAAGCGCATATTATTTCGAGGTTCAGACTTACCTAGTGAATCCAGAAAAGAGATATCACCAAATATATATAAAGCAATACCTAGAAAAAACAGACGGCCAAAAGACACATCACAAGAATATCAGGATAACATAGATAAAATTTTTTTTGATAAATTTGGATGGCGCCCCCGAAGTGAGGGTATATTTGCCACATCATCACATTCAATAGCGGCATTATATGGTGATTTGCACGCATTTTTCCCAGCAAATGGATATAAATATCTTTGGTCTGATGTATATACTGATTTATATAGTGACTTATTTGAAAATCTACAAGATAGTAGTGGTGAATATGACCCATTTGAACAAGGTGGTAAGTGGATAGATGATGAATCAGGTGAAACATTTTTACATATATGGGATATAAAAGAACATAGGGACTATGTAAGAACTAAGTGGGCAGATGATATACATATAGAATGTATCTTTCAATCTAAAGATGCTTCAAGAGAATATACGAGAACATTTACATGGAAACCAAACGAAACATATGAAGAATGGGAATATAGAATGTCACATATACTTGAAAATGCTGTTGATACATATACAGACAAAAATATTCAAAGAATATTAATTTATAGTGATAAAGAAATAATGTTTAAATGTAGTCATTATTATCTCATAAAACTGAATGCTCCACATAGCAATAATTATAGAAATTTGAAAGCAGAGGATTTTGGATTCTAATGAGGCTTGATAAATTTGTTGATAATAAAAGAGGGAATGATGAGCATATTGATGAGATGACCAAAATCTTGAAAAGAGATTGTAGTAAATATCTTAATCATGTGGGTGAATACTGTTATAAAAATGGTTGGGTATATCGTGCTGTTAAAGAAGTTTCTAGAGAGGGAACATTATTGAAAAAGAAATCATATCTTGATGTTGGACGTAATACAAGATTAAGTGGTTTATATATTCAGGAATTATTCAATAATGCTGGAAATAAAGCATTTGGGTGGAATATAAGAGATGGTGTATCTACTGGTACAGACCCTTTAATTTTAGGGGTTTTTGGTCAAGTAAAAATCTTTCTTCCAATAGGAAACTATGAATTTGTATGGGAGCCGAGGGTATATGATTTCAATCAAAATTTATTTGATAGAATACGTGAATTTTTACTAGCACAAGAGGAAATAAATTCATGGATGACATTATATAAAAGATGGTATAAATCACGTGCAGAAGCTGAAGAATGTCAAAGAATATTACAACCAGTAATAGATGAGTTTGTCAAAGCAAATTTTACAGATAAAAATTTACAGGCAGCTATAAAAGGTCGTGGTGAGATTGATTTCAAATGTACATCATATTATCTTGTGTTGGATGAAGATGTCTTTTATGAAGCATATAATAGAGGATGGGGTTAATGCAGCGAATTAAATTTGAGAATTATGTAGATTTTCAGAAGGAATTTGATTTATATATAAGTGAAGATTGTTCCCAAATATGTAATGAATATAAAAAGGCTGGTGAATTTTTATATAGGGCAACAAAGGGATTTTGGAAAGATTTTGATAAAAAGATACCTAGAACAGATAGAAAACCTCTATCAACAGACCCAAAATTGTCAGAAAAATTTGATGAGCAGTTTAATAAACTTTTTGGATGGAAACCAAGAAAAGAAGGTGTATTTTGCCAAAGTGATGTTACCGATATAAACATATATGGAGATGAAGATTTTATTGTATTTCCAAAAAATGGTTTTAAGTTTTTATGGTCTGAACATGTAGAAGATTTATGGGCAACCTTGATATCAATCAAGTATGGATTGGTGTCTTATGATATAAATCCAAATGTTCTTTTGAATAAAGTTTCTGATGCTCTTAGAGATGAATATAAAAAGGGTGGCCCAACATTGGGTTCACGAGAAGAATATATCAAGAAGTTTGAAGATGAATATCATAAAAATGCTGATAAGATTATAAGAGAACTTGTTGCAACATATAGAGAAACAAATATGAAAAGAGCCATACAAACTGGTAATGAAGTAATGATTAAATGTAGATTTTATCGTGTGATTTCTAATACAAATCCACAAAGAGATTATGTCGCTAAGGCATTGGGAATGTAATGAAACTTACGAATTATATAGAAAAAAGTTTGAATGAGGGTAGGTCTGAAGAAGCTACATATCAGTATGCCGAAGATTTTATAAAAAGGCATTGTAAGAAGGCTCTCAAGGGAACAAAGATATTTAGAGGTGTTGCATCATATTATGCAGACTATCTTATAATAAGGCCATCACTATCAGAACCTAGGAAAAGCCCTTATGCAGATCATAATTATTATAATCTGTTGTTAAGTAATTTACCTTCATGGAAAAAATATCCACCAAGAAATAAATCCATTTCTTGTACTACTGATTGGAATAATGCTAAAGAACGCAGCCTTGATTCACCTAGTGAGGGTGGGGGTAATGTTTATTATGTATTAGCAAAAGATGGTTCAAAAATAGGCGAATGCCCATCTGATGATATATGGTATTCTTTTGAAGTTTTGAGAGATGTTGGTGCATTTAATTTGAATAGATTCAATCTGATGTTAAATGATTTTATTGAAATTAATTATGGTAGAAAAAGTAGTATGGAGACAAATTATAAAGTTTTTTTGAAGGTGTGTATGAATTTAGATAAAAAAAGAGATAATAATCTATTAGACATTTCTTTAGAATCGTGGAATTACAATGTACGTAATCTGTTTAAAGGATATGTAAATGGAAATACACCGCTGATAAAATATCTAGACCATCTATTAGACCCTGAAAATAATGGGTTCAAATTGAAAAAAGCTGGGGATAAATTTCATCAAGAAAGAGAAGTGTGGACTGATGGAGATTGTTTGCTAGTTAATACATCAAGTGAAATAGGGGCACTGATAGCAAATGGTGAATTATAGGATAAATAAATTCTCATCCATTGACATTTCATCAATTTCAAATTTTTCAGACTTATAATAACGCATCCTACGTGCTGCATGGTCTTCCAAGAATGGCACATTGTCTGCTATATCAAAAATAACAGCATTGTCTTTGCTCTCATGTAGTCTTAATGTTCGTCCAATAGACTGAAGTGTTCGTATCTTACTTTTATATGGAGTGGCGAATAGTAAATATTTCAATGTTGGAGCATTGATACCTAATTGAAATAACTGGTAAGTTGCTATAAGTATTATGTTATTACGTTTTCCTAATTCCAATCTCCAAAATTCCCTTTCTTCTGGTTTTGTGTCACCCCAAATAAACACAACTTCTTTATCTTTGATGTCCGATAGATATTGTTTTAACAATTCACCTTCTTTTTCAACTTTACCTACCAGAACCAACACATTACCATCCAATGTGGCAACAGTTCTTCTTATGAAAGCCAGTCTATTAGGATTATTGAATACCATATCCTTTACTGAATTATAATCACCAGTATACTTATCACGGTTATGATAGTTGATATTGATATAGTTTACCTTACAATGTGATATATACCCTTGTTCTGCAAGTTCGGCAGCTCCGAATGTCTTGAGAATTGGGCCGAGATATGCTTTCACATTCCAAGTTTCAAGCTTTGTTGGTGGCATTGTACCAGTGAATCCATAGCGAAATTTTGCTTTTGTACATCTGCTCAATATAGTTCTGATTGTATAGGCCTTGGCACTATGTACTTCATCACATATGACACAATCAAATTCATCCAATCTGTCATAATTTTTAGAGAGGGTTTGCCATGTGGATATAACAATCTCTTTATCAAATTCTTTTATCTTGGAATAAACACGACCTAGCAAATGCTCGTCTATTCCATATTCAATCATGTCTGTGTGAAATTGTGTTACAAGATTTATGGTGGGAACAATGATAAGGGCTTTCTTTATTTTATTTTCACTCATCAACGCCTTGATTATGTATGTGATTGTACAACTCTTTCCTGATGCTGTGGCTGCTACTATGATACCAGACCTATATTTCAAACAGGCGTCAATACATTCTATCTGATATGGTCTAGGAAATATATTCAAGTCATATTCGGGGTCTACCCAAACACCAGTAAAGAAATCTTTTACATCATCATCTATTTTTAGCTCTATGTCTTTGTAATATGTTTTGTGAAATTTGATTAGGTCAAATAGAAGTCCGTATGGCAGTGACCTATTACCAGACAGCATACTAATCTTACCATCCCATCCACCAGCTTTGAATCGTGGCTGAAATCTGAAGCCTTCTACATAATCTGTAAAATAGTCTTTGGCCCCAATGATATAGGCTCGGTCATCTGTAATTATTTGTATGGATAGTTCATCTAATTTTTTAATTCTTATCATATAGTAAATTTTCTACAAGTTCCTTTGTTTCTGGTGAGAACTGTATTTTCTTTTTATTTTTCTCATACCATTTCTGACATTCTAATAAAGGTTTATCTTTTGGTGATATATTTCCTTGTGCTTTTCCTGCTCCAATCCAATCACATACCATTTCCAATATTGCTTTATTTGACATTGTTAATATTTTTAGGCCACCCCCATCTTCTGGTAATACCCACCACTGCCAATGATGGTCATTTCTTTTTTGATGTAGTAGCCAAGCAAAGTCAAAATTTTTGTCTCCTGTGTCTGTTGGTTTGTAATATCCTGATTCATCTCTGGCTTTTTTGATATCGCTCTGACGTTCACCATAGAAGAAATTCGCATAGGGTAAAAATTCAGATGGTAAAAGTTTACTGAAATCATGTTTTATACCTCTCCAATACAGACCCCTTTTGAAGCATTCAATCATTACAAACCATTTATGTCTTACAACATATTTCAAATATTTTAAATATTTCATTATTTTCTCCTTATTTTTTGTAGGAATTCCGAAGTGAAGTAGCTTTTCACCAGCGCTCACTGTGTCACTTTGGGCATCTCCTTGAATGACAATCGCTCATACCTTACGGTAACTTCTCGAATTCCTTCTCACATTTATGTTGTCTTTTTCTATGAGCAAGACTTGATATTGTTTGCCCAATATAACATTTTCCATCAATTATGTTGGTTACTTTATAGATTATTCCAAATGGTTTACTCATAGATGTTCACCTCTAAATAGGATTGGAAGGGACAGCAGCAATCACCTCGCTGTTTCCAGTATGCTAGTCACATCTGGATTACCTTCCGCTTCTATTTATAAAATTACAGGCCAGCTTTCATTGATAATAGAAAATTATGCATCGCCCAACCCTGTTTTTCCAGAGCCTGCTTGAGTCCTAGGTAGAAATCAACACGCCATTTTTGTTTTCTCACTAGTGTGGTTATTTTTACAATTTCGGGGTCTTTGGGTAGATAATATTTTTCAATTTCACTTTGTTTCAATAGTAGGTTGGCATTTGTTTTATAATGTTCATATCTTTTACATATGACATTATCTTTCATTTCACACATCATATCATATACATTTTTCTCTTTATTGTATAGTTCTGTAAAGTGCCATACTTTTGCCGAATTGATGGATAATTTTTCTTGAATATCCATTTCATTGAATGACAATAAGTTCTGCACATCCCATTTTTCTGATAGCTCTTGTATCAGTTCATTATACTCATCCATTTCTTTCTTTTCTGACATTATTATTTCTCCTCAATTAAATCCTTGGCCTCATTTATAATACATACTTCAACGACTTCGAGTTTTAAGATAAAATCACCCTTGTCATCTTGTTCCTGCCTATATCTGCCTATTATTTGAACCTTTCCAATATCATCTGGATTTATCTGTCTTTCAAATGGCATAAATTCAAGATATTCAGCTTTTAGATTATTTATTTGAGCCAGTTCAAGGTCATCATACCATTTTTTGATTTCATCATACGTACCGAATAATACAGTTCTTTCTATCATATTTTCTCCCTATTTCATATTATTATCCATTCAGTTCTTTATATTTTACACTATATAATTTAATAAGTAAATGTACTTGACAAATCTATTCGGAAGTATTATATTAGAAGAAATAATAACAGGAGGATAATAATATGCTGTAGATTAGTAATTTTCGAGCGCCGCCTTTGGTAATGTTTTACAAAATTTCATAAAATTAAAACATTCCATAGGAGGAAACTAAAATGAAAGAAACAAAAGAATATTTGAAGAATTTAGCAATTAAAATCAAGGACTTAAAAAGTAAAAGAAAGCCTTATAATGACGGTCAATTTGAGATACTTAAATTAAAATATGAGTTCCGTCATCACCACATCGCTAGCTGTGAGTTGAGGGGTCGTACAAGAGAACAAATTGAACGGCCAGCAGAGAACAATCCAGCAAATCAAAAATACATTGATGAAATAAAACAAAGGATAATGAAACGATATGAAGAACAACAGATTATACGTGCTTGTGCGTAAGGATTTATGTTGCTCAGCACCTTATGTTCAAGCAGGGCACGTTGTTGCTAAATTCTGTTTGGAAGCATCAGATGCTGTACAATGGAATAATCAATACCTTATTTATTTGGGTGTGAATGATGTCCATGAACTAAAAAGATGGAAATTCAAATTTACCAAACGAGGTATTGATACATATGAGTTTCACGAACCAGATAATGAATTATTCGATGACAAAACACTTACCGGATTTTGTGGATTAGTCGATGAAGAAAATGCTGGATTTTTGAGTAAACTTGATATATTATAATATGGTATGTCGCGGTAGCTGATTGGATATTAGCGGGAGCCTCTAAAACTCCGTCAAAGTGGGTTCAATTCCCACCCGCGACTCCATTTTATGCGCTTGACTTTATATGAATAATATGATATAATTATTCTATAATAAAGGAGTATTCTATGATAAATGAAACTGTTGTTTATAAGCGTAAAAATTTGTGGTTTACTGGTTCAATAAAAGAAGGTAAACTTCGTAAAAAGAAACAAATCAAGAAACTTGGTGATGTTACTGGAACAGAGGACTACATTACACTTAAAAGGTGGGTTAAGGAAAATAAGAAAGGCGAGCCAGAAGAATATCTTACAAAGTATAATGTTCAGAGTTTGTATATTTTGAAGAAGGCAAAGAAAGCAAAAGAAGGTAAAAAAACCGTATCTGGTGGTTTATGGAAGAAATTTAATCCTCAATGTTTGAAGTGTAAGAAGGACTGTAAGCAGTCTTATAAGGTGATAATTATATCATGCCAGTACAAGGCCAAAAAGAAATAATATCAAAGGTGAGTTGTAAATTTACAACTCACTTTTTTTATTATATAATGATTCATATAGGAGAATATTATGAATAAAATGAAGGCTATATGGTTGATGCTTTTTGCACTTATTGGGTGGTTTTTAATCATCAATTTCAATACAAAATATGGTATTGTGGTGTTGATTGTTGCAATAATTGTTAATGGTGTAACAACATTGGGACTGATTGATTACTTTAGAATGATGAGAAGAACGAAATAATATGGAAACAACTTTATTGGAAAAATTGATTATAAAGGCGTGTTGCCTTGACCAAGATTTTATGGCAACACTTTCGACATCTTTCTCAAAAGATTATTTTGATAATAAAACTGCTAGTAAAGTCTATGATTACCTAGTTAAACATTTTCAAGAGTATGGTAAGATTGCTCCAAAGTCGGTGGTAATAAGCGAGTATGATGTTGGCGGTTCCAACGATGTAGGGGAGTTCTATCAGGACGTAGAGAGTATAGATTTCAATTATGTGAATAATCGTGATTTTTTGTTTGATAAAACCAATGCATATCTGAAAGAAAAAGCGGTAAAAGAGGCTTTTTTAAAAGGTGTGGATATAATCAATAGGAAAGAGGATTTTGCATTATTAAGGCCTCTTATGGATGATGCTCTTGCAAAAGATTTACGAATAGATTTGGGTACTGATTATTTTGGTTCATTACAGGAAAGACTGACTAGGCTTATGGGCCCAGGCGCCGTCAGAATACCAACAGGGTTTCCAACACTTGATGAGTATATAACTGGTGGTATACCACCTTATACATTATCTGTTATTGTTGCCAGAATACATGGGTTTAAATGTTTATCAGGCGACACCAAAATAACTATCAATAACAATGGTTTTGTGAAATGTTTACCAATAAAAGAATTTTTTATGAATACTTATAACCGTGAATACAATGGAGGCGAAAGTATGATAAAAAATAATAGAATGGATATGTTTGTAAAAAAATATGGTGATGAAGAAGGACAAAAGAGATATAACCAGTGGGTGTCAAGACAAAAAGATTCTCATAAAGGATAATCAGGATTTACATTAGAAAATTGCATCAAAAAATATGGTAAAATAAATGGAACAGTGAAATATAACGAATACATCACAAAATTGAAAGCGTCTAATAAAAATATCAACAAATTGGAATACTATACAAATAAGTATGGTGATGAAGAAGGGTCTTTATTATATAAAGAAAAAAATAAAAAAATTAGTGACCCCGGCAGAGGAACTTTGGGTTATTTTCAAAACAGATATGGTATAGATGATGGTATCATATACTATGAAAAATATATACAACGACAAAAAATGTCTAATTCATTAGATGGGTATGTTGTAAAATATGGTGAAATAGACGGTAGGATAAAATGGGCTGAACGATGTAAAAGGTCGGCATATTGCAGAACACTAAATGGTTTTATTTCAAAATATGGCGAAACAGAAGGATTGAAACGGTGGCAACAGAAGCAAGAAAGATGGATGAAATCTTATAAGAAAAGTAATTTTTCAAAAATATCACAAAAACTTTTTTGGTTATTGTATGAAAAAATTAAAGGGTGTTACGATGAAATATACTTTGCTGAATTGAATGGTGGATGCGAGGATATGACAGGAAAAAATAATGAATACGTGTTGAAATTAGAAAAATCCTATTGTAGGTTAGACTTTTTCATCAAGGACTTGGGTAAGTGTATTGAGTTTGATGGTGATTATTGGCATGGTGAGAAACGTGGCAATCAAGAAAAAGATGGTAAACGAACAAAACAAATAGAAGATATGGGCATTCATGTCCTTCATGTATCAGAGCGTGATTTTAATAAAACACCAGAAATGGTTGTTGAACAATGTTTGAGGTTTATCAATGAATAATATTTGTAAAGAATATTCAAAATGTGGTGAGGGTGTTTTTATATCATCGGATAAAGGCTGGATTCCGGTAGAATATGTAATGAAAACAGTACCTTTTGAAAAGTATATTGTTCTGTTTGAATCCGGTAATGAATTAGAATGTGCTGACAGACATGCTCTAATCAATAAAAATCATAATACCATAACTGCAGACGAATTGAAAATAGGTGATGAAATTATTTGTGAATATGGGATAGATAAGGTATTTGATGTATTTGCTACTGGTCAGTATGAGGAAATGTATGATGTTAGCTTGAAGGATTATCATCATTATTATGCTAATGGTATATTGTCACATAACTCTACATTTCTAGCGAATTTATGTGCCAGACAAGTAATGATGGGTAAAAATATTGTATTGGCTTCATTGGAAATGTCAGAGGATGCCTTTTCACAGAGATTTGATTCCATCTTTTCTTTATTAGACATCAATAGAATTTATAGAGAAAAGTCTATGAAACTAAAACTTATCAAGAAATTGGGTGAGTTAAAAGCACAAGAGGGTCGTGGAAATCTATATATCAAACAATATCCCACAGGAAAAGCAACTGTGGATGACTATAGAAGATATATAAGAGAGTTAAGAATACGTGGTATTGTTATACATGAGTTTGTGTGTGATTATCTTAATTTGATGAAATCACAATACAAGACTAAAGGTGATATGTATAGTGATGTGAAGAATATATCAGAGGAATTGAGAGCGATGTCGTATGAGTTCAAGATTCCAGTTGTATCAGTCAGTCAGTTGAATAGAGAGGGTATGAATATTACATTTGATGAGGTTGATTTTACATATATTTCAGAGAGTATTGGTGTGGCTGCTACAGCGGATTTTGTGGCTATATTTGGTTCTGGTGAGGATAAAGCAGTATATGAAAGTGAATTGTTTTACAAGATAGTTAAAAATCGTCTTGGAGGCAGGGTTGGTGTCGTTGATAAATTTTTTTACGACCAGAGAAATCTTAAAATGTATGACAGTTCAGAAGTAGACCAATGGTTTGAAGATGCTGCTGTGTCTACTGATACTCGTAAAATGGCTGAAGTTACGGTAGACCCAGTGGAAAGAAGCAGAGGAAGGCGGTCAAGAAGATAAAGATAATGAAAGGAGAAACATGGGAGAAGGATTAAGAGTAAAAATTGATGAAAGTGGTAATGTTGTTATATCAATAAATGATGAAACGGAAACATTGAACGCAAATCAAGTCACCTC